GTTGCGGAGCGAGTCATCGGTGATCTTGCCATTCTCGTAGAGCCGGTCAATTCCCTTCTGGACGCTGGCCTCGATACCGCCCTTCTGGAATTCGTCGGTCGCGTTCAGCGTGTAGCCCTCATACGCTTCCCATACGGACATGAGCTTAGAGAAGACGCCGCCGGACATTTTGAAGGTCCGGTTGGACGTGTTTTCGTACTTTCCGGCCGTGCCGGAAGCGTCGACGTCGAGGCCGACTTCCATACACGCCCGTGCGAGTCCGTCCATAGACCCCTTGCGCTTCGCCGCCGAGAACCACGACGCATCGCCCGCGACGCTGCGCGTGCCGGTGATCGTAGATACCAGCATGTCGAGCGGGACAGAGACGTTTCGTGCGATACTGTCAATGGGATCGAAAACGTTGTTCGAAACAAGGTTCCGCATGACTGTCGACACTTTGGACAGCATGCCCATGCGTCGGACCGTCTTGACCTGCTCCCCAGCGGATACCGCCCGCGTATCAGCGGCGATATTGTAGATGCTGTCTGCCGCGAACGTCCGGAGGAAGTCGAGATTTTCCCCGCCGCCGGACTGCGCTTCCGCCCGGGCGTAGTTCGCAATGCGGTTCATGGCCCAGTTGACAATGGGCGGGGTCTTGTTGCCGATGAGCGTACCGGTCTGGCGGGCCGTGCTGGCGCTCTTGATGATGTCGACCAGATCGTTGACGTTGACCTTCGCGTTCTCCTGCCCGGTGCCGATCGCTGCGTCGTACTGCTGTGCAAGCGCGCTGACACGGTTCATGATCTCGGCCTTGTTGGTCTTCTTCGCCGCGCGCTCCAGCGCCGCCGAAGCGTCCGCAACGATACCGCCGCCCGTCTGCCTAGAGTATTTGGCATACGCCTGCAGCGCCTGACCGGCTGCCGTGCCGTGCGCGGAGACCTCTTTGCGCCAGTTGGAATATTCCGTCCAGTCGCCGGTCTGCTCTGCTGCCCGGCGGTAGTTGTCGAGGATCGTCATACCCATGTCGACCTCTTCACCGCTCCAGTTGTGCTTCCCGCGCAGCTCTTCCATTTCCCCGGCGTAGTCCTGCGCCAGCCGCAGCCGGGCATTATCAAGGCTCTTTGCCTCGGAAATGGTATCATACATGATGGGCGTGCGCTGTGCCTCCGGCACGTCCCAGCCGGTTTCCATGCTATTGATGGTATTGCTCTGCGTCTGCGCCTGCTTCGGCACAGACTCGAACTGGCTGCGCATCGCGCCCATATCATTTGCCGAAACATTCTGGTTGACAGGATTCCCCGGTTGTGCTACAGTGGGATTGTAGCTAGTGTTATACGGGGCGTCTGGGACGTGTTTGCCGGGGGGGCTTTGGCCTGTTGATCCGCTTCGAGCGGGCACATCGGTATCGTCGGAAACACTAGCTATTTTTTGCATTTTTTTCAGGAAGCTAGGTTTGCTGTCCTCACCCGTAACAAGCATCTGCTTCGTTCCGAGCACTCCATCATCAAGCACTTCCTCGACATAAAATGTCCGGGTCCCCATGCGTTTTTCATATGCGATAGTGGGATTCCCGTTCTTTGTGTCGTATCCGCGGTACAGAACATCGTAATTGTCAATGACATTCTGCGCGTTCCCCAGCATATCGGCCGTGACCTTGTACTTGTCGTTCGACTGCGAGCCGTGCGAGCTTTCCACGTGCCGGATATCGTTGTCGCGGAGGGCATGCGCATACCCATCAACATTGATTCCAGCTGCACGCAGCGTTTCTGCCAGCTCCGGCGAAACGTCGGAGATCTTTAGATACTGGAACTGGTTCTGCTTATTGAACGCATTCTGAATAAATCTTGTGATCTGCTCTTTCGTTGCATTGAGCAGATTTTTCACGTTCTGCGGCTTATTCGTTGCAACATTTGAAGAAATGCCGCTCAGTGCCTCAGTAAACGTGCTGCGCATGGCCTCGTCCAATGCAGACGCCTCATTGCCTGTTATAACGCCCTCTGTGCCACGTTCCGCTGTGCCCTGCGTCGTTTGCTGGGTGGTCTGGTTCGCGGCCTGTACAGGGCCTGTAAGCGTCTCACCGCGGTTCGCTGCCTGCATGGCTGCGTCGAGCAGTTCATCTTGTGTCGGCTGGGTGTTCTGCGCCTGATTCTGGCTGCGCGAACCGAGCGCGCGATTCAGCGCAAAGTTCCCCGCACCGAGGATGCCGCCGACTGCTGCGCCGGTTGCAAATTCCTCGGCTGACTGATACGGATTGAAAACAGCGTCCCGGCCCTGCGCCGTATTGTCGAGTGACAGCCACTCCCGATCTCCGTCATAGACAAGCTTCTGCATGGCGCGGCTGATCGGGTTCTGAATGAGTTCTTCGCCGCCCTCTTCGATCGCGCCCTTGATCAGATTTTTCGCCTTACTGAGCGCAGAAAGCGTGCCGTCGTTCATCCAGTTGTTGTTTTCCAGACCGCCGCCGACTTCGATCGCGGCATTTGCAAGGCCAGCTATCGTAGAAGCCAGAATGGCCTGCTCGTCTGTCGCTCCGGCCCCCTTTGCCTCTGCAAAGTTACCGCCGGTTTCCTGCATAAATGAAAGCCAATACGACGGGTCGCTGGAGATCCGCCGCATAACGGTTTCGATGCTGCCTGCAAGGCCGGAGCTGGCCTGCGTCAGCGTTCCTGCGCTCGAAGTGCCGAGCGTCAAAAGCGCAAGCGCAGCCTGCGGCAGCGCTGCAATGACACCGGTTCCGATCGTGTTTGCAACGCTGCCCGCTTTCGTATCGCTCCAGTTTGCTGCGGAGCGTTCGTTCAGCGAATCGGACGTGCTCTGAGTGTACTTTGCCCAATCATGGATCGGCTGCAAAAGGGAACTTGTGAACGCCGAATCTCCTTTTACAAACTTCCCATCCTTTGTAAACCCGCCGTTTAAATAACCTTCTACTGTTTCGACTGCCGTCGCTGCGGCGTCGGCAAAGTTGGCAATAGAAGCGTTGAACTGCCCGAGGCCTGCGCCAAGCATGGTGAAAAGCTTTCCGCCGATCCCCTTGTCGGTCTGCGGCTGGGCTGCGCTCTGCCGCTGCGCAATCGCTTGCTGCATGAGGCTGTCCGTCTGAGACGGGATGCTGAAGCGTCCGGAATCCTGTACCGTCGGCAGGCTCCGCCATGCGTCCTTCTGCAGCTCCTTGACAGCTCCGGCGATCTGCTGCTGTTCTGCACCGCGCATCCGGCCGGTGGTCACATTGTCGATATCGGAAAAGCGCTCCGAATCCCGCACGGTCGGCAGACTCTTCCATGCGTCCTTCCGCTCCGCCGCCTGCTGCGTCGCCAGCTCCATCAGCGTCTGCCGCTGGCTGAATTGCTCCTGCCGCGCGCCGGAGGTCGAAAGCTGCTGCGGGGCTTGGATCTGCGTGTTCGCCGCATCGTACCGGGCTTTGGCCTCGTTGTACTTTGCCTGCAGGGCGGACGTGTCCTTGCCGCGGATCTTCGCGACGGAGATCTGCCGGGCGAGGTCGCCCATTTCCTTCTGTGCCGTCGCGGCCTGCTTGCGCAGGGACGCGCGGTCGGTGCCGGTGGCAGTGGCCGTCGGCGTCTTCTGCGTGCCTGTGGAGGCAGCCGGGAATGTGTATGTACCAGAGCCGCCGGAAGAAGCGCTGCCGGAAGAGGATTTCCCGGAAGATTTCTTCCCGCTGCCGGTCTCCGCCGCGGCGGGGGCCGGGGCGGTCAGGATTGCCCACTGCGGGTCCTGCTTCGCTGCCGCGCGGTCGATATTTGCCTTGTAGGTCCTGTCACCTTTGCGGACGGAGATACTGCCGTCGGCCTCGCGCCGCCATGTGGAGCCGTCCGAGGCTTCCGCCATATCGCCCGCCATGCGCAGCTCATCAGCGAGCAATGCGCCCTGCGCGGAGCTGATCTTGTACTCCGGGGTGGACGCCTGCTGGATGGCCTGATTCAAAAGCTCGTCGCTGGAAGACTGGTCGAGACCGGCCGTGACCTTCTCGGTCGCGGCCTTTGCCTTTTCAGAGGCAAGGCGGGCCTGCGCCTGCTCCTGGTCTCGCTGTTCCTGCGCGCTGCCGGTATAATCTGCGGCGGTGAGCTGCTGCGAGCTGCCGCCGGTCGCGGCGTCGAGCGTCGGCGTCTCGACCGTCGGGGAGGCGATGGACGACGGCGCTTCCGACACGGCGGGCGCGGACACGCCCACCCTGCCGGTCATGGTCTGGCCGTTCTTCCATACCGTGACGCTGCCGTCGGCTTCCTTCCGCCACGTCGAGCCGTCGGAGGCTTCCGCCATATCGCCCGCTTTCAGGCTGCCCGCAAGCTGTTTGCCGTAGTCGGAATTGATATAATAATCTGCCATTGGCAAGTGCCTCCGTTATACGATGTTTGCTTTCATGGTCACGCCGTCCTTTGTGACGTAGATATTGCCGTTCGAGGATTTGCGCCACACGGAATTGTCCGCAGCCCGGTACGTATTGCCAACGCCGAGGCTGCTGGCAATATCCCTGCCCTTCTCAGAGCCGATCTGATATTCGTTCGTCGAATATTTTTTTGCACGTTCAGCCATGCTTTCTGTCGTCTTACTGACAGACTGATACGGGATACCGTAGCTCTTGTAATTCGTGTTGAGGTAATCCTTGACGTTATCGACGCTGCCAGCGGCGCGGATGATGTCGATGTAATACTGCGCCCACTCCATTTCGTCACTGGTAGCCTTCTTGTACGTGCCGGAGCTTCCTCCGCCACCGCCGCCGGAGTAATACCCGCCGGAGGATACGATCTGCTGGGCTTTGTTGTAGAGGTCTTCGAGCTCCGAGGTGCTGTCACCGGCGAGAAGCTTTTCGTAGAGGGACATGTCGCCGGATTTGGAGGCATACGCGCCCGCAGCGGAGAGGGCGGTATTGTTGAGCATGTTGAAGATCTGCAGCGCCCGGTCTGCGTCGGCCTGCGCGGCGGAGTTGATGGACTCGTCGACGCGCACGGCCTCCTCGTACAGGGCCTTCGCCAGATTCAGGTCGTTGTCGGCCTGCGCTTTCTGGATGGCCTGCTGGTACTGCTGGCCGAGCAGCTGCCTTTGCCGCTCGACCTCTGCCCGCTTCTCTGCCTCAGACTGGCGAAGGGCGTTGAGGTTCGCCGACAGCTGATTGCTCTGCGCAAGCTCTGCCTGCCCGCCCGTGCCGGAGTTCAGGCCGCGCGCGTTCGCGTACTCCTGAAACGCCTGCCGGTTGCGGTCGGACTCCGCCTGCGCCTGCCGCTGCTGCTCATAATAGATCTGCCCGAGCTTGCTTTCCTCCGCGCCGAGGTCGGAAAGATTCTGGTTGTAGTCGCTCTCGAGCTGGGATTTGTTCGAATCCAGGTTGGATTCGTACATCTTCCGGATCAGCTCTTCCTGGCTGTTTGCCGTCGGGGTCTTGTAGTCGCCCAGACCGCTCAGAGACTCGCGGTATCGGTCCCAAAGGGATTTACCGCTGGCCTCGCCTGTCGGGCCGGTGCCGCCCGTGCCGGTGGCGCCCGCCGCAGGGGCGGTGGATTCGCCGTTGGCCGGGGCCTGCGGCGTGTTTTCCGTACCGGCTCCGGCGGCGGGGGCCTCGGTGCTGGCGGGCGGGTTTGCGGCGGAGGCGGCGCTGGTCGTGGCGATATTGCCGTTCTGCCCCTGCTGGCTCTGCGTCTGCTGCTTGTAGACTTGCTTCAGCAGCTCTTCGGTTGTCGGCATGTGCTCACCTCACAAACTCAGTTGGAAACAAAATCGCTGCTCGACCAATTGGCACTCGCGCCTGCCGCGCCCATCCAGACCTTGATCTCGCCGTTGTGCGTGTAGTAGGCGTTCTGGATGAGGGCCATTCTGGGTTCCCACGCGATCGGATTGTCAGCCGTGCCCTGTTTTACGTCCTGCTCGACGTACACCTGCCGGACGAGGATCTTGTTGACGTAGGTATTCCGCCAGTCATAGCCCAGCTTGTCCGATTGCGTCACGTCCTCCGTGATGCCGCCTGCGGCCTGCACGAGCTTGCCGTCCGTAATTGCTTTCTTTACCTGTGCCAGTTTAGCCTCTGTCATATGCCGCCTCCAGTTCCGCCAGCACGTCGCTGGCCGTTTTTTTGCCCATCTTGCAGGTGCACGTGCCGTCGCGGTTGTCGGTGATGGGACCGGCGACGCAGTAGTCGGCGTTGTCCCATTCCTGCACCTGCTCCTCGGTCTCGCCGGTGGGGTTTCCGTCGGTGCCGTAGACGGGGACAGTATCACGCTGGACGATGGACCAGCTCAGTCCGTCCACAAACAGCTGCACGGCGGCAGCGTGGGTCATGGTCAGCGTGACGGACTTGGACGCGCGCCCGTCCCAGTCGCGATCCGCCATCCGCCCGGCAATGCTCGCCGGGTATTCGGTTCCATTGGTTTTGAAGTATGTCATATTGTCATCCCTTTCTTTTCAGTATGACTGTGCAAACCAGCTTTGATTTGTCGCTAATCGGCCACCCCATGTAACTTGATCCCAGTGAATATTTGGCGTTTATCGTCAGCTTCCCGTTTACAGTCGCGTTTTCTGTTATTTTAAAAGCGAGAAGTTCATATCCCTGGCTAATAGGAGTGGTGGTGTACATTTTGTTAAACCTAATCGAATTTTCTATGGATGTTTTTACGGCTATGAAATGTAAAGATTGTTCTCCGAAAACAAAGTATTCAGCAAGATCGTATTTCGTCCAGTCGAACGAAGCATTTTCGAGCGTCATCACTTCCCTGCTGATCGCCGTCGGGTTCATCTCAACAACAACCGTGTCGTTCACCTCGCGGGTGGCCATGATGCTGTAGACTGTGCCGTCGATCATGACTTTACCCCCCCCCACTTGGTAATTCGTACCATTTAAAAGTGCAACGTGTGCCATGTTGATTCCTCCTTTATGCTGGCTCGAAAGATAAAACCTTCACATACGCGCTTAAATCGCCCAAGCACGGATTTATCATGTTGAAATTAGGTATATAGGTTCCTTCTTTTGTCGCTTGTATAGTAAAAATCATTGATTTGTTGTCACTCGCCGCATGATAATCAGTGACACCATCGCCAGTAATGGTATTGCAGTTTCCTGTGACCTGTAATTGCAAAATGCCAGGTGTCATCTGGATTGTCATCGAGTTTCTGTTTAGATACACGTATTGCGTTTTCGAACCAAATGATACGCTCCCCTCCGTGCTCGGGTAAGTGAGCGTAGGCATTTGAATGTCTTTAACGCTGTCGTATTGACTAATTTGGTACTTCCACGACATATCAATCGTGTACGATCCTTTGGCAAACAGGATATCGAATGCCGTCCCGCCCAGAAGGGTTTTACCCCCCCCCATTTGGAATTTCGTTCCATCTATCATCTGCGCCCCGCCCACGACCTCATACGCCGTGCCGGATATCAGGGTTTTGTGACTCATGTTTTGGCCTCCAAGACGATGGTGTATATGCTACCCTCAACAAGTAAATTTGCAGATGGGAACGCTGGGAGCACCGCTTTTCCGTTTTGTGAAAAATTAAACATTGATGTTACACTTGGGCTATCTTTAGATGAGATGCCGCTGTATTTTCCGCCAGAAACTATTCCATTCATTTTCTGATAATCTTTCTCATACACAATTAAGACTGTCACCCCAGTCATATTGTAATATCCGGCAGTTACGTACAGCGCTTGCACGACTTCATATTTGTCGTAATCTAAGCGTGCATCATTAACCGTGAAGCTGCCACTCACAGTGGACGGCAGTTTGCCAGTAATGACAATGGTCTTCTCCACCTCTCGCGTAGCGACGACGCTGTACGCTGTGCCGTCGATGAGAGTCTTGCCGCCTGCGACGGCGTAATCCGTCCCCGCCGCTCGTGCCATATGTGCCATGTGCCGTCCCTCCTTATTCGTACTGCCAGGCGATCTGGCCGTTCTTCGTGGGCGTCGTCTCAGCAGAATTCAGAGATTGGCCGCGCGCCATGTACGAGGTGTAGTTCGTGTCGTCCTCGGTGACGGCGGTGGTGCGGCCAAGCTTGGTGTTGATGGCCGTCTCGTCCGGGCTGATCAGCTTGGGGAATAAATCGAGCATGGTTCGCCCTCCTTACATCAAGATATACGCGCACGGCAGGTCGAGCGTCGGCACGGTCTCGCAGGAGAAGGTGATGCCCTCCTCGTTCGCGCTGTAGACCTTGACGCCGCACTTCGCAGCCTCCTGCCACTGCGCCAGCGTCGCCGACGTGTCGAGGCCGACGGCGTCGTTGCGCCCGCTGCCGATGTTGATGGCCACGGTCTGCTTGTTCTCCGTCCAGCCCGCCGCGGTCAGAACAAACGTCGCGCCCTGCGATTTTTCCGCCTTATTGCCGATCTTGGCGATCTCTGCGTCGCGGTTCACGTTCGCGGTGTTGATGGCGGCAATGGCCGTGGTGTTTTCGTTCGTCGCCGCCACGTTCTGCGCGACGGTCTTGGAAAGCGCCGAGACCGCCTCAGCCGCGCCGCCGCCGGAGGCGATGGCTTTCTGCACGGTCTTGGTCAGCTTCTCCATGCCGACGGTATTGTTCGGGATGGTACCGGCGGAAATGCCCGCAAGCTGCGCCTGCACGTTTTCAATCGCGGCCTGAACGGTCTCGGCATTGACTGCTGCCGTCGGCGTAAACGAAACGTTCGAAGCGATCAGTGCCGGGATGAGAACGGTATTGATATACGTCTGCAGAGTAAGCACGCCCTCGTCGAACTTCGCTTTCAGCTGCGCGGCGGATAGCCCGCCGATGTCGTTTGGGTAGTCGTCCAGCTTCTGGATGATGCTGAGATCGGTGTCGAGTTTCGGAATGCTCATTTATGCCACCCCCGTTTCGTTGAGCGCCCTTTGCAGCTCTCCGTAGCCGCTGCCGCCGTTGACCGGGATCTGCCCGGCCTGCGGGACCTCGGGCATGAGGTTCCCGCTCGTCGCGCCCTGATTCATCTGCGACATGGCCTGATTGCCTTTCAGCTTGTCGATCAGCTCCTGCCGCTTGGAGACATAGCCCTCCGGGATACGCTCGAGGTAGTCGACCAGCTCGATCTTGCCCTGCATGAGCAGGTTGTCGAGCGTCTGCACCGTCGTGATCTCCGACCAGTAGGCCGACGCGCCGACGTCGAGCTTCAAAGAAAGCGGGATGCGGTTGAGAATGTCGAAATCGAAGGGCGTATTGAAATCCTGCTCCGGCAGCGTCATGCCGAGCGGCTGCGAATTGAGCTGGTCCTTCGTCAGCATCTTCACCTGCACATACCGCGTGCCGTAGTACACGCGCATGTGGTCAAGGTAGATGCGGCCGAGGTCTTCGATGGATTCGTACATGTTGAGCTTCACCAGCTCCAAAGGCGCGTTGGACGCGCGCTGCAGGGCCACGATGGCGGACGTGTTGTCCGGCCGGGTATCGCCGAGGGCCGCGTCAGAAGCGCCCATGAAGTTCTGCGTGTAGTTGATGGCGGAGTCGATGAACTGCGAGACCTGCGGGGAGATCGTCGCCGGGTCCAAAATTTTCGCCACGTTGTTGACGTCGCCGCCGTTGATGCCGATGGCCGCGCCGACGCGGCTGTCCCAGCGCGGCACGCGCGTCTTATCGTAGACGATCTTCGGGAACGCCGTGGTCATGAGCGAGAGCATCGACATGGCGAACAGCTTATTGACGAAGATCTGGTTCGGGATCAGCTCGGCAATGAGCGCCTGTCCGTGGTAGCAGTCCTGCACGTAGTCCCACGGCATCCACGTGATCGGGTAGAGCTTCAGGCCCGTGTCCTTCTCCTTCTCGATCTCCACGTCCTTCGTACACTGGAAGCTGTGGATGGTGCCGGTCTCGTCGTCCTTCCAGAGATAGACGATGAGCGTGCAGAGTTTATCCTGCAGGGTATCCATCTGGTTGTTGTAGTCTTCCGTGTCCGGGCGGATGCGGTCGATATCGTCTTTCTTGACGCCGTTGCGCTTGGCAAGGCGCTTTACCTCGTCCACCATGAGGCGGCGGGGGATGATGATATAGGGCTGCGTCTGCACGCGCCGGTCGTTCGGGTTGCCGAAGATCACGCGCGTGTTCTCGATGATCTCGGTGACGATGTCGCCCTTCGCCTCCTGCCCGGTCTCGATGTCCGGGTCAAAGTAGGTGTAGGTCGCACCGTCGCCGTCGACCGCCGCGTTGCGCATGAACTGGCGCGTCAACGTCACAACCTTGTTCCGCTCAAAAATAGCCGCAAACTGCTTATTCATAACGTCGGCGACCTTCTCAAGATCGCCGAGCGAATACATACTGGTCGAGCCGAGCGGCGAAGCCTGCATGGAGAGGTTGTCGCTCGAGATCGTCGCAATCTGGAACAGCGCGACGCGCTTGAGGAAGTTAAAGACCGGCGTCGGCAGGCCGTTACTCTCCACGCCCTCCCACTGCTTGCCGATAAAAAAGTTTTCGTTTTTCTGCACCGTGTCGTACAAATTCAGCTGCGTGTTGACCTGTACGCCCCGGTCATATCTGCGGTACGCCTTTTCCGGCGTCATTTTCTCTTTCATTCTCTGTCACCCTGCGGATGGCCGTCATAGCCCAGAATATTGTTCATGCCGTCCATCATGCGCTTCATCTGCTCCTGCATCCGGCGTTCTTCCTCGGCCAGCGCCGAGTCCGTCGCCCCAAGCGCGGACTGCGTCGCTTCCGGCTCCCGCTCCTTCTGCGGGGCCGTGCCGCGCGTGACGAGCACATAGCCGAGAATACAGACCGCGATCTGGCAGCCCAAAATCAGCAGCTGCAAAACCAGTCCAAGAATCGTTTCCATAGCACCCTCCTATTTCACATTTCCGGTGTAGCGGACCTTCTGGTCGATGCCGAGCACGGTCACGTCGCCGAAGGTCGAGCCGCTTGTAATGACGATCTTGTAATAGACGAACTTCTTCACCTTCAGCTTGATCCGCTCGATCTGCGGCGCGCGGTTCGTCAGGAAAGACCAGTGAATGAAATTCACGTGATCGAAGCCGGACAGGCTCGAGGCCACTTCCTTCTCCGCGTAGTCGCTCTTTTTGTCCGACCGGGCGGAGATCAAAATCCGCGCATTCGTCGCAGGCTTCATCGAGACCCAGATGATGGAGCTGGTCTTGCGCTTGTAGTCGGCGTTGAACGACATGTTCCCGGATTCGTACCGGGATTCGATCGCCACGCCGTCGTCCGACGTGTGCATATGGTCGAAGTCGACCAGCCGCCCGTCGGAGAAGCCAAGATACATTGCCATCCCGTCCGCGCACGCGCAGGTCGCCGGGAGGCCCGTGAACATGTACCAGACGTTCGTCTCGTAGTTGTTGACCAGCACGGTCCCCTCCGCGTCGTTCAGAAACAGGAAGTATTCGTGCGTCATATTGTTGTCGAAGGCGAAGATCTTCGACACGTCCGCGCTGTTCATGGTCTGCTGCACGCGGGCGGAGATGTTTTTCGCGTTGCGCTCGTCGGCGTACAGCGTCGTCGCCAGCCGCCATTCGAACACATTGCCCGCGCAGATCGAGCGCGGGTAGTTGTTGACGAGCTGCACCTGTCCGGGTGCTTCGTTGCCGATCTCCCTGTGAATGGGCACCGTGTAAAAGCCTGCCGTCGTGCTGCCGTCTTCCAGCGTGATAGCCGAATAGCTGGTGGCATAGACCGCTTCCGGCTTGAAGACCAGCAGCTTCGAGTAGTGCCGGGACATGGCAGTGATGGGCGTGTTTGCCGTGCCGATCTGCACTTCATACAGGTCCGGGAAATACTCGGCGCTGGCCTCGCCCGTCTCTGTCACGCCGCAGTAGTACGCCTTGTTGCTGCCGTCGCCGTACAGAAACACGCGCGTATCCGATGCGCCGTTGAAAAATTCGCTGAATCGCATCTTCTCGATCTTCGCACGCAGCGTGTTCGCCACGTTATAGAAGACTTCGACGTTGTTGCTGCCCTGTGCCGGGGCCTCGTCAAATGTAACGGTCCCGGCCTCCTTGTCGATGGTGAAGCCGGTCGTCTTCTCCGTCTTCTCCACGAATACAAAGTCGATGCTGGATACGCCCTTTTCTGGCAGCTGATAGACCGTCGACGTGCCGTCGGCGGAGAACCGTACCCGGCGCTTGCCGGTCAGCATATTGACCGGTTCCAGCGTCGTACCGCCTCCGCCCGGCGCGGAAGCGGTCACGACGACCGGCACATACCCGTGTACGGTGTCGACGTATCCGATCCCGTCCCATACCAGATACTCCGAGCCGTTCAGGATATAGAGTTTATCTCCGAAGCCGAAAAACGTTGTCGGGGCGTCCAGAATGTCGCCGATGTTCTCCGCTCCGTCTTCCGTCATATTCCAAACTGCGCCGTCAGCCGCACAGACCGTCACCTCGCCACCGGCAACGTAGCCATGCCACATGCCGCGGACAGCGCCGGTAAAGGCGTGCAGGGTGTTATAACCCGGTCTGACGCGCAGATGATATTCGTTTGTGATCTCGAAGTTCTTGAGGACCGACGCCTCGCCCAATTTCAGCTGCGTATCGCCGTCGTTGGACTCGTTCAGCCCGAGAAACTTCTTGATGGTAAAGACCTTGCTGTCATCTTTGGTGGAAATTGTCGCCATAGTGTTTGCTCCTTCAAAAGGAATAGGGCGTACATTGCTGTACGCCCTATGTTTTGCTTACGCGTCGACCGCTTCGGCCATATCAGACCAGAACATGCCGGACTTGAAAGCCGCTGCGCGGATCGTATCGCCCGCCGCAGAAGTCGGCTTGGTCGAGGAATCATACTCGATCGCAGTCTTGGAGAAACGCGGGTCGGAGCCGTCCAGCGTGTACTTGATCGTTTCGCCGGTGCCAGCCGTCAGCGTGACGGTGTGGCTGGCAACCGCGATCGTCGGCTTCGTGCAGACCTTGCCAGCCGCGCAGGCAACATAGATGCCGTTTGCCATCGTCGGCATAACGAATGCGTCGTACAGGAAACGGCCCTCCACAAGCGCGCCGCTGTAGCCCTGCGGGTCGATGTGCATTTTGTACTCATGCAGTTTCACAGGGGAAATCGCAGCGTTCTTGAACACCAGCATGAAGTACACGTTGGCGGGCATTCTTGCGATCTTCTTGACGGGGACACCGTCAAATTCACCGACAATACCCTTGCCGAGTGCTTTCGCCGCCAGCGGCTCGATGTTGTTCCACTCGGACGCAAGCTTGATGAACTTGTAATACTTTGGATTGATGTAGAACGTGCGGCCCTCCGCAGGAACGTTGTGCTCGTCCAGCGCAACATTCGCGTCAAGCATGTTCTCGACAATCGTAGTCTTGGACGGTTCCGCCGACAGCGCAACGTGCAGGCCGGCCTTTTCCGCCCACTTATCCATGCGGTAATTGTCGATTTCCGGGGTCACGACCTCGCGCATCTCGCGGCGCAGGCATTCGCCAGACTTCTTGATGCCCATCTGCTCCTTCATGTCGCCCTTGTCAATGACAAAGGAGAACGAACGATCCCTCTCCATCGGGAGCTCGTATTCCACGTCGGTCAGATCCTTCGGAACACCGTACCGGTTGCCGTTGCCTCTGCGGTTGTAGTCAACGAGCGGCACAGTGCCGACCTCGTGGAATCGGACAGACTTTACGCCGATAAATTCGCCGTCAAACTTCTTGCTGAACGAGCCCTGCGTATAGCTGTCCTGAAAAAATCTCTCCAGTACCTGACTGGAATACTTGTCTGCAAGATGGATAACTCCTGCCATATGTAGACCTCCTATTTAGTCGTCGCTAAGGAAGCCCTCCAGGAACGGGTCTTTGCCGGTCTCCTGCTTCGTAGACTGCAGGCTTCCCAGCGATTTTTGTCTGTTGCTTTCGTTTTTGGCCCGGATTGCTAACTTCTCGTTGGCCTCCCTGAGCTGTCGTTCCAGATCCCGGCGCTGATAGTCTCCGTAGGCATCCGTCAGAAGCTCGCCGCCGCGGACCGCCTCCCACACTTCCTGCGGGATGGTCTTGGGGTCGACGTCCTTGTACTTCTTCTGGAACCGGGCGATATCGTCCTTCTGCCGCTGCTCGGCATCGCGCTTGCTGCTGGCCTCGGCTTCCTCGGCCTTCTGCTGCGAGTGGAGCCGCTGCTCGGCGTCCTCGCGCAAAATGCGCTCTCGTGCCGTCTCCGGGCTGATCCCCTGCGCGACGAGAAGATTCGTGCGGATGGAAGTCAGATACTCCGGAACACTCTTTCCGGATGCTTCCGCCGCCGCGCGCAGCGTGTCGAGAATGGCAGAATTTTCATCACGGAACTTGGCAAGGTCTGCATTCTCCTGCTGCAGACGATCGCGCTGCTCCGTAACGTGGTCATAGTTCAGCCCCTTCTGGGCAAGCTCTGTGACCTGCTGCCGGGTGTACTGCTTGGTCTCCTTGTTGTACTTGAGGTCGAACATCGGTTCCTCGGTGCCGGGCTGCTCGTCAGCGGCCGTGTCCTCGTGCGCCTGCTCGTCCTCGCCCTGCGTAGATTCCTGCTCCTGCGTAGTCTCCTCCGTCTCGGTCGGCTCGGTCTGGTTGCCGTCGCCGTCGTCTTCCGTCAGATTTTCGTATTCGCTCAGATCCACGTCGTAGTTGTCGTCATCCACAACAACTTCGGTTTCGTTCTCGTTCATGCAATGTCCTCCTGTATTTGGCTCTGGTAGGCCAATTCAACGGCTATGGTAGGCCGTTTGTTTACATAATCAGCAGCACAGTCCGCCGTAGTAGGGCGTGATGTCCTCCCACTTTGAAGCCTTCTTCGCGGCCAGCGTCTGGATCAGCTCGGAATACTTGGCGTTGAAGAACGCCGCCATCGAGTCGTTTTCCCCCAGCAGCAGGTGTGCCGCGAGGCCGTAGGGCATGATGCCCTGCGCGAGCACGTCGTCCAGGTCGATGACGTCCGTGAAGTTCGTGATCTCCCTGCAGATATCCCGCGTGCCGTCGTCCTGCGCCTCGTAGGTGTCGGAATACGGGAACAGCTCGTGCCGCAGGATGTTGAGGATAGACAGCGTCCGGAGTTTATACTCGGCGGTGTCCGCGGTGGAGGTCTCGCCGGTTGACTCGTTCTGCTCGTCCATCAGATGGATCGCGCGGGCAAACACCCATGCAGCAGTCGTCGTGTTCATAAACATATCTCCCGTGTATTCTTGTAGGTAAATAGGTTAATAGCCGATATAAGAAGCGCTCGGCGCGCCTCCGGTCATATATTCGTCGTAGTCGTCCAGCTGGTCTTCCTCGTAGTCGTCCACCTCGACTGGCTTCTCCGGTTTGAGTGTCCGCATGACGCAGAAGTAGCGCAAGGCGTCGACGTCGTGTGTCAGCTCGTGCGGCTGCTTGGCGCAGTCGTTCGGGTTCTTCTCGTCGTGCTGGATGGCCTGAATATCGTCGATCAGGCTCTTACAGCTCTCGCAGATCATCAGCCCCGGCTTCCCGTCCGGCAGCAGCTTCAGCATTTCCTTGACGGACATGAAGCCCTGCACTCGGTTATTGGCCGCTTTCAAGACCGGCAACCCGCATTCGCTGAAGATCTGCGCCATCGTCTTGCCGGTGTCCTTCTGCGTCGACCACATATCCGGCGGGGCAATGGTGTATTCGATGCGCTCCCGTGCAGGCGTCAGCGAGATCGCCGCACTCGCTGCCTCGGAGACAATGAGCTTGGATTCGTTGTACTGCCTGTACACATAGCAGCGCCCGGAAAAGTCAACCGCGATCCACAGGCAGGCAAACATATCGAGGCCGTAGTCGAACGCCCGGTATTTCGCCCAGCGCGGGTCAATCGGAAAGTCTTCCGGGAAGGTATGCACCCCGCGCCGGAACTCCGGGAAGAAGCCGCCGGACAGCGCGTCCCAGTCGCCGTACCGGTGCGCCCTGCGCACATCCTCCGGCAGAAGGTCCAGCGCATTGACATAGTCGGGGGACCCTTCCAACAGGTCGACGTTGTCTTCGACTGTCGCTTTAATGAACAGATAATCGTCCGGGTTCTCGTTCGGCAGGAAGTCGCGCTTGACAAACAGGCGCTTGACCCACTGGTGCCCGATGCCGCCCGGGTTGCACGTCAGGTACATCCGCTTTGGAAACGGCGTGGCGCCTCGGCAGCAGGCCGCGATCCCGCGGAACTCCTGCTCGGTAAACTGCGTCGCTTCCTCGATGAAGATCCAGTCGTATTCCTGGCCCTGATACTTACCGGCGACAGCGGATCCGAAGCCGTCCATGTTGCCGAATTTGATCGTCGAGCCGTTTTTGAACGACAGAAGGTGCTTCTGCACGTTGTACACGGCAACAGTCTCCGGGACCAGTTTGACAATCGGATCGATGACGCTGTTCTCCAGATCCTCGTACCGTCGTCTGAGGATCAGGATCTTCAATCCCGGATAATACAGACAGGCACCGACCGGCTTTCTCTGCGTGCACCAGCTCTTGCCGCCGCCTCGCGCGCCGCCGTAGCAGGTGTACTTCACCGTCGAGGCAAAGAACTGCCGCTGCGGTTCGCTGTTCGGCTTGCCGAGGTCGATCTTTACCGTCTCACCCGGCGCTGTTCGCTTGTACGATTGCTTGCCCATGCAGTACCTCTGTGCTGTGCTCGTCTTGCCTGCCGGGTGTTCCTGGCACCCGGCAGAACAAGATGAAGGGAAGAAAGATGAAACAAGGAGGATTCACCTGCCTGCCGAAGACAGGCAAGACCAACACAGCACGGTCTTTTTGTCTGGTTTTTGAAATTTTTCAGAGGCATGTTTCAGAAGGGTGCCGTCAGTTTTGTAGGTACCCTCTTTGGGATGGGATGCACACGTGGATGGGATATTATATATATACTAGTATGAAACTACCCGGGTGTTTTTCCGCCACCCTCCCCTATGCCTCTCTTGATTTGGTGGAGGGGTACGCACACACGGCTGCACACACGCGCAGCGCGGGGCCTTAATGGCCCGCAGCCTGGGCTTACTGATGTACGCACGCAGCCCAGGCACGCGCAGCACATAGCTTTATGCATGCTTCTGCCCTGCTTATGCACTGCATAATATACGCGGTATGCACGTATATCTGAATATAGTTCTGATATCTACGTAATTCTAGTAGTTATCTGAACTTCTCGAAGAAAACGAACGCCACAAAATGAGTATTTGGTGGCGTTCACTTGAAAGCGTCCATGTCTCCGGCCTTATTTCCAAATGTTACATTGACCTGTACGGCATTGCCGTTGAAGTCCTTTTGGCCTCCGAATTTGTCCATCAGAATGCCAAGAACCGTTGCAGATTGGAGCGCATTGCTCTTTTGCAGCTTGTCCGGGAGATCATCCAATACAACATCAATGGCGGCCTGCACCTTGTCCAGGCGGCTGTTTGCAAACTCTTTCATGCGCTCCTCGGCGGTCTTTTTTACCGCTTCAGCGACATCCATATTGTTGTTAATGAGCTTCCGCGCCGTTTCCCAAGATACGCCGCCTGCTTTTGCAGCATCTGTGATCGTTCCGCTGTTGGCATACTCGGCAATGACGGCGGCTTTCTGCTCAATATTGATCCGCTTTCCCCGCTCGCCCTTCGCCATGCTGCCACCTCCCGAGGCGTGAAAATTGCGCTTGCGCGTCGCCTGCGCACGCTTGCAAGCTGGCTTGCAGCGCTGCGCTGCTAGCGCAAGCATAACAGCGATTTTGATTCATGGTAAAGAATTTGACCACAGCACAAAACGCCTGAAAGCCTTGCGCCGCAATGGTTTGAGCCCGTTTGAAAATGGGTAAATAAAGCTATTGACACATGGTCAAGAAAATTTTTTCGGGAAACCTCTTGACATACTCCGGTGTATGCGCTATGATGAAGCCACAGAAACAAAGAATCCGCCCCGGTGCTGGAACACAGGAGGAACACAAAATGAAACAGTATAAATACTTCTTTAAGGCATATGACGAAAACGGCCAGATGTTTTTCTTCCACCGCTCGAACTCTGCAAGCCGGCTTCTTAAGCTGGCCGAAAAAGCCAGCTACGATGATAGCGGCGAGATCCTCTCCCGTTGGTATTGCGGGCGGACTGAACACAATATACCCGCAGAGATCCAGTATCGCGTATGCTGCGGCGAGAAGATCTGAGTTTTAGATCCACCACATTCCATTCCAACAAAAACTGCTTCGGTGCAACCGCATTGGAGCAGTATAATAAAAATGAGGGGGCAAATATCATGGCAAAAGCAACAGCTTACTGCAAATGTGAAACATGCGGAACAGAATTTACGAGAACGGCCAACAAAGGGCTCCGCGCCGAAGCTGATAGCTGGGCTTTGTGGGCGGCAGACCACTATACGGAATGCCCTGCCTGCTACGCAAAGCGTATGCGCTCCGAAGAATCGAAGAATCCGATCACGGCGCTCGTTGGGCTTGATGTTCTCAATGCACAGATCGTGATCTCCATTACCGGGAACACCCGGCCCGTGAAGGATGCACTCAAATCTCGCGGCTATCGCTGGGATGTTCCGTTTGAAACAGGATTGTCCGGCATCCTGGATATGGGAACTCGATTCAACGCGTGTTGGAGCAAGGAACTTCCGGCGCCCAAATATACCACTGCAAAAGAATTTTCAGAAGCCGTTTCCTCTGCTGTTTCCGATGCGATCCGCTCGCTGAAAGAGATCATCCCTGAACTCGAATCCAAGAACGCTTTCACGCAGATGGATCATATGCTCTTCTGCGATATGGCAAAGCACCTCGCAGAAGGCGACGCCGCTGTTGCGAGCGCAATAGCAGCGCTCGAAAAACCGGAACGCCCTGTATGCTACCCGGCAGGACGCTGGAACGGGAAATTCTATGGAAGGCCCGGAAACTGGCGCATTTACCTGGATAATACGGAAACAAGTATTTCCGATGAAGATGTTTCAGCCATAAAAAACTACAAGTCCGCGCTGGCAGCGTACAAGGAAAAGGTGGAGGAGATCAAGAATGCGAATTGATCCATCATATCCACCGCTTGCTCTGTTGCAGAGAGTAACAGAAGAATACCCTGATGCCTGGGAGAAAATGAAACTGTTCCATGAAATGAACGGCAAGAACGGGCTTCCGAGATGGAATCAATGGTGCTATGCACCAATGTCCGCGGCAATGGCGATTGCGATGGGCGATTCTCCTGGCACATACGAAAACATTTCTGCCGCCACAAAGGCAACGCAAGAGATCGCCGCCCTTGCACCATGGATTGAAAACAAGGATGTGTTTATCGTTGGCCGTTCTTTGCAGGAACGATTGTTTGCACAAGAAGATGAGGAGTTTGAGATCGATAGCAAGGCGCTGTACCATATCCCGTACCGATCTTTTTATGTGCAATTCGCTGACGGCTTTCGGTATATTGATTCTCCGTGCCACGGTGTGTTTGTGCATCTTGAGGATGATGTAAATAGCGGCGACCACGAGCTGCGGCTGCTGTATCTCAAGGAAACCGGCAAAACCATCGGCATCCCAATCCATCTTGGAAAAAAAACGGTTCGTTCGAGCTTATCTCATACGGTAAACGAAGCGCTGAAAAATCTATCGGATGATAATCCAGAGATCCGCAGAGCCATGATCACAACTTTGGAGTTGAGAAACGCCGAGCTTGCCGCGCACAGACAGGCTTTGCAGATCGTACTTTATTTATGCAAGAAAAGCATTGAGAACGCCCCGAATCCAGAGGCCGCGTTTCTCAACACAAAAATCAGAAGCGGAGAAATCCATATTCATTTTTTATGATTCAGACGAGGCACAAGAAACAAAGGATATTGCAAGCATGAGAGCGCTGACAGGAGGAAACACCATGCCAGAAGAACAGAAGCCAACGCGGAAAACGCATACCAGCAGCGAAGTAAAAATGCGCTATAATGCGAAGACTTACCGCAAGTTTACGCTTACGCTTCGAATGGATAACCCGGAAGACGCGGTGCTGATAGACGCCATCGACCGCCATATTGTCAACGGCCGCAGCCAGTCGGAAGCCATCAAAGCCATCATGCGCGGAGAATAAACGAAAGCGCCCAGCCAATTAAGGCCGGGCGCTTCGCTTATTATCCCATCTATCAAGCAAGATCTGCACAGCGTCCACAAACTCTTTGGAGATTTCGCCCTTGCCTGACAGGTATTTGTAACACGTCTTGCCGGAGTACGGTATGTACTCCGGCAGTTGATTGATCCTGATATTGCGTCGGTGCAGCTCCGCCCTCAGTCGTTGCCGCGTCCGCTCGCGTCCCCGCATTGCTTCGCCTCCTTTGTAACACCAGGCCCAAGATCTCCTTCTTCCCCGCGCGGGTCGGGCCCTGGCCCTGTCCAGACCCAGTCGACGTGAATATCCTTCGCTATTGGATTGTTTAATGCGCTTTGCACCATCTTATCCCACCGTTCGCCCGCTGCTTCATTCAGCTCCTTTGCTTCAGCATAAAATTCATCGATATCATCTTTGTACGCCGCGCACAGAAACGCAGCATTAGTTATAACATGCCACAGAGCCGGCAGGCCGCTCTCATCGTCAAGCGCCAGCGGATTATCCCAGATATGCAGAACGTGGCGCAGAAGGGCGTCGTGCCACCTTTCAGGGGCTATACTTCGCCAGTCCTCGGCATCACCGTACTTCCGCATTCCATATTCGCGCACCTGCATGATCGCCTCGATGCCCTCCACCGGCACGAGCGACGGGCGGGGCTTGCCCTCGTCGTACTTTGCCCCCTTAATCTGTTCCATCGTCTACGCCCTCCATCATGGCCTTGATTTCTGCGGCATTTGCCTTGATAATGTCCAGCACGATATCGCTTTGGATATGGTGGGCAAACACGGCCTTGTCCTGTGCGTCCGCATTGTAGTAGCCCGTAAGCGTATTTCCCGCTCCTGTTTTTGCCACAATCGCGATTGCAAGCGGCTTGGATTTATAGAGCGCTTGCAACGCCTTTTCCAGCCACGCCGCATATTCCTGCTCTGTGATCCCGCTCATCAATAGTGCACCCTCCCTTCGCGTTTTGCTCTGTCGTATTTCCGGACCCGTGAACGCAGGCTGCCCGTCGCCTTTTTGCGCTCAGCGGATTCAGCCTTGTTCTTTTTGTACTCGTCCACGGAGGCCCGGAACGCTATGTACGCCTCGCAGGTCGTATGCTTTGCCCCGCAGCCTTTCTCGGGGCAGCTGCCGCACGGAGCGGAATATGGGCTGATTCTTAAATCTCCCTGCATTCGTCCACCCTCACACAGACCCGCTTGTCTCCGACGCGCACAACATACCCGGGCATGCTGCTGACGTATTCATATTTTTCCGCGTCGTACACTTCGCCCATGCGTGGGCGCATGGCGGGATAGACCGGAATGACCGCCGTGATCTGGACCCGTACCTCATCCCATGCGCGATCTCGCCGCTTGCCCGTGCAGATTGGATGCAGCTTGCGCCATGCCCCGGCACACGCCCGGCTGCAGAGATACCGGCCATCCGCGCGCGGCTTGCAGGGCCGGGTAAACACTTTCCCGCAAACCGGGCAGGTCGCCGTGATATTTGCCATTACAGCTTTACCCCCTTGATGTACTTATCAAAATATGTGGTTGCAACGGCCATAGCTGCCCACATGTCCGCCGAGAAACCGTAGAAGAAACCGGGATCCTTTTTCGTCCCCTTTCCGAAGTTCGGCTGGCCGGGCGCGTAGCGGTCGACGAGGGCTTGACGGATGTTTGCATCTTTGGCAGATAGTGAGCCGCACAGATCCAGCTTTTCTTCCCGGCGGAAGATTCGCGTCGGCCCATATCCAGTCTGCCACAATACGGTCTGCCAGAACCGCCCGATCCAGACGCAAGTATCAAAAACCTCTTGGCCTACCGTCATGCCCATGCCCGCGATCATCTCGATTGCAACGTCGTAGCCGTTCCCGTAAAGCTTCTGCGCGATTAGCGGGAGCAGCACATTGTTCTCGATTTTCCCGACCTCCAGCACACGGCGGATCTCCTCGCCGTCATGCTCTACGATTACATAGCCGGATTGAATATTGCCGGGGTCAATCGCCAGTATCGTTCCCACGTTTTGCCCTCGCTTTCCAAAACAGTTCGTTGTAAGTGTTATACCGCTTCTGAATGTCCGTGCTTGCAATGTCCGGGTGAAATTTCAGCCACCATTCGTACATCCCGCATGGCTGCATCTCCGGGCATCCGCACCGGTAAATGCAGTTTGGCACCAACACGTCCGAGATCTCCGGCTGAATCTCATGCAGCGCCGCTTTGAAATCCTCGGCATACGCGCGCGTCTCAGGGGCTGCCTGACTGCATAACCGCTTGCGCATGGAATCGATCAGGGCTTGTACGTTCGCTTCTCCCTCGAAGATCACCGGCGCGTCCTGCGGCAGCTTGTCCCGCGGTGTGCCTGTCCGATCTGTCCGCTGCGTGGAAATGAAGCATTCCCACTTATGGCGGCTCCAGTGCGTAGCGATCCAGCTTTTGACCCCCTCCCATATCCACGATACCGAGATCCGGCGGATGGGCGAGTGCTCAGCGATCAGGATCCGCCGCTTGAACTCCTTGCTTGGCTCATGCCCGAGCGGCCCTTTTCCGGAAGTGGCGCGGCAGGTGTCCACGACCTCCTGCCAATCGCCCTTGATGTTTGTAATGTGTGTGTTCATCGCGGAGTTGTCTTTCCTTTCATTACACACCTCGGCAGCACCAGCACTATTTTCCGTGATGTACTTCTCGAAGTTTTCCATTCTTTTGGCGCACCAGTCTGGATTCTGCGCCATAATCATTGTGGTGTATCTGGCAGCGTCTGTTAGGCTCATCCTTTATTCTTCCCTCCGTTCTCCGTAGCTGCAATACCCGTCAGGCTCCGGGTCTGAAAGCCCTCTCCGATCTGCGCAGTACGGGTCATTTTCTTCATTCCGACGGAAATTCTTGCAATCTTGGCAACGCACGACCGGTTCAGCGTCTACCGAGGGTGCATATGCAATCAGCTCCTGAATTTTCTGTCGCGCTTGGCTCAACATTGCGCGCGTGATAACATTCTCGGTTTTGCTCCGATCTTCCATGTACTTTTCTTCTGCTGCGTCGTATAGCCGGTTCGCATCAATCAACCACATTTTTGACACCTCCCACATTTGTCTGATACTCCCCGTAACTGCAAAAATCCGTTTCCTTCCGCCAGAATCCATCATTTGTTCTCAGGCAGACCATAGCGCCGTTCGGCTTGCTGTCGTAGTCTCCGTACTTGCAGTACCTGCACTGCACCACCTGCGCAACGTCAGCGGCGGGCAAGTCCTTAACAATCTGCAACTGCATTGGAGCGTAGCACATTTCAGGTGCAAATAGTGCTTTCAGCGCCGCCTCGCGGCTGATATAATCAGTCATAATCCATATACTCCCTTCCGATTCTGTTTTGCATTTCATACGGCAATGCAAGAAGCGGCGTGCAGAAATCGGTCAGTGTCCGTATCTACGTTGAGATTGGGTCTTGTCAGTCGTTCCATAGCTCTTTCTCCACATACCGCCAGCTCTGCGGCGGGCGGGTAATTGGCACCGGTTCTGCTCCGAATTTTGTCTCCCGCAGACCAGTAAACTCCCACAGATCGCGCGGGTGATCGTAAACGCGCAAATCTGAGATGTGCCAGCCGCATAACCCATGCGCACCATTTGCGTATTTTCGCATTTCCGCAGCAGACAAACATGTGTGTAAAACATCATCCTCGTCCAGCCAAAATCTGCTGTTTGAAAAAAGGTTCGTTACCCTGTTGCAGGTAAACTCTCCGATAACCTTCCCGTTTCCAAGTGGGCAGTTCATCGATTTCATTGAACCAGTTTCCAGATAATCACGCATAAGCCGCTCCTGAGAAATCGGGATGTTCAGATCAGGTCTGCCTGCCGTGCAGTAGATGTAGCACTTAAACGGTGTGTTCATCTTCGGTCGCGTCTTGCGCACCTCAATGGTCTTCCGCCCTTCCATGATCTTCTGGCACCACTCCGGGCGAATGCTGATCAAAACAGCTTTCATATCGTATCCTCCATTCCATCAAAAATCATCTGGCCGGGCAGTTCATCCGGATTTAACAGCGCGGCTTCCGGATCCCGCCACTCGACGCCGATGTAGTCCAGCACACGGCCCCAGCCGTACCAGTTCCCGCGATCATCCTGCATTACGTGATTCATCCACATTTCCCACTCCTTTGGATTCCGCTCCCACAGCCGGTCGAACCGGTGTGGGCGTTTTTCCATGTGCACGCCGAACCCGCACATGGAGCACCCGGTTCTCTGTGCTTTTGTCGTCCTGAGTGTTCCGTCTGCGTCGCGCACGATCTCTCCGTAGATTTCCGGCACCGGAACCTGCAAATCCAGCGCAAGCTGCAAAAGATCCTGCCGCGAAAAAATCGCGAATGGACAGCTGCGTTTCGTTCCCGGCGATATGTAGTTGCACCCGTGCATCATCAACGCTTTCTGCCTGCGCCCTCCTTCGGACGCCATCAGGCCCATATACGGGAAGCTTCCGGTTTCTTTGGCATAATCGCTGCAAGGCTTTTCTTTCAGGTAATAGCAGCACTTATCCGATACGAGAAAATCCGGCGTTTTGTAGCTAACGCCTTCATTCTCATTTTCGTATCCGCCGAAGATCTCCAGCCATTTTTGCGCCAGCTTCATCCGCGTCCCCGTGCGGAACCCGCCGTAAGCCCCTGTTTCCCCAGTGATGATCGCATGGCGTACCGTTGCGTTTTTCTCGCTTGGATTTTGCAAAAGCGAGATTTTCCCCGCAACTTCCTTGGAGATCACCGGCCATCCGTACTCTCGCAGCACTTCCACTTTGCTTTTCAGCGGTTTCAGCGGCTTCACGCCGAGTTGCTTGTGAATCAGCTGAATGCTTTTATCCTCAAGCGACGATACCGAGATGGCAGGCACGTCAATACCGATGCTGCGAAGGAACAGGAGCAGCGTGATGGAATCCAGCCCGCCGACAGCTACGTAGCAGCTACCTGCAACGTCTGGGTGATCGTAGAATTCCCATGCGCGGATTTTGGCGTATTTCACCTTGAACGCATAATCCATCTGCTGTTTTACTCGAAAATCCGCAATCTTCCGTTCGGTATCCAGCCTTGCATTTCGCTCCAGCACATTCTCTTTCATTTTGCCTCCTCCCTCCCCGGCGTAAGCTTGGCCAGCATAATCTGCCCCAGATCCGCAACGTAGACCAGCCGCCCGCGGCTGTACACCATCAGCTTCTCGCCCTGGATCTCCATCCTGTCTGCCTCGATGTTCGTGATATCCTGGCAGGCGTCGCACACAAACCTCATACCAGCGCCCCCGGCCGGGTGTCCGGCGTGCTTCTCTCGATCAGCATCTCCCGTGCAACGTCGCGCTCCAGCTCTGCTTTCGCCAGCGCCTTTTCGAGGCGGTGGATCTCGATTGACGCAGCCTGATTGCTTTCGGCCAAAAGAGTGTTGCGCTCCAGGCATTTCGTGGCGTTGTGAGCCACGGCCCTTCGTTCTTTTTCCTTCTCACAGTTCTGGCAGACATAGCGTGCTGCCAGTGCCCCTGCCAGTTTTCCAAGCATTTTCATGTCTTATCCTCCTCGTTTTCCGCAAGCATCCGGTCTATTGCCGCCTGCTGGATCGGGTCCAACTCATCCCCGTGGCGCTGTACGCCATGTTGCATCTTCGCGGCACCCTTCGATATAGGCCTCATCTTCAGCCAGTCAAACACGATCCCCTTGTAATTTGCGGCCATAGATCGGCTAATCACGTCGATCATGGCTTCCTCACCGTATTCCTCCGCGGCTTTCGTGATCTGCGTGACAAGGCTTTGCAGGCCGACAGGCTTATACTCCTCCCGTCGTTCCCCCTTGTATGCCACCCATTTCTCAACGGATTCGCGCAGTGTGGGGGGTAGGGGGGAAAGAACACTGTCCATGTCCTTTTCCTTTGTCCTTTTCCTTTGTCCATAGCTTTTTTTGCTTTCATCGGAAAGCATTTGCTTTTTTTGCTTTTCGTCGCTTTCCGGTGAAGCATTTGCTTTTTCTGATTCAGGCCGACCGCCCTGCTTTCCTGCTTCGCTTCTGGACGCGGAGATGGCTTTTTGAGCCGCTACGGATTCGTCAATGTCCCGTCGAATCGCAGGCCAAATGAAACGCTCACTCCCGCTGAACTCTGGCTCTGCTCCCGACTCGCGATAATCCATCGCGGCCAGCACCAAGCGCCCCACCTCAGCGGCACTGTACGCCTCGAAATAGCTCCTGTAACTCAGCCACAGCTTGACGTATTCCTTTTTCTCTCCCATCCGTCAGCCCTCACTTTTCGGCTGACAGATAATAAGCAGTTGATCGCACCGGTCAACAAGTTTTGTCAGGACTTCGAGTTCTTCCACAATCACGTTGTAAAAATTGATCTGATTCTCAACTTCCACGCAGCCTGTAACAAATTCCTCAATGCAAACATCAAAAAGCATCGCAGTGCCCTCCGTCAGAACGGCAGCTCGTTTACGTCGCCGAGCTCCATCTGCGGCATATCCGGTTCGGAAAACGGAACTGGCGTTGTGCTGGGAATCTGCGAGAAATCCGCAGGCTGTACTGCTGCGGGCGTCTGCCGCTTCTCGGCAAAATAGCACCGATCTGCAAGGATCTCCGTCGTGCGGCGTTTATTGCCCTGCTTGTCTGTCCAGTCGCGCTGCTGCAGACGGCCTTTGACTGCCACGAGCTGCCCTTTGGCAAAATACTGGCCGACGAAATCGGCGGTATTTCTGAACGCGACAATATCGAAGAAATCAGTCTCCCGGTCCTGCCCCTGCGGTGCATAGTCGCGCTCACAGGCCAGTGCAAAGTTCGCAGCGGTGGTTCCGTTCTGCGTCATGCGGACATCCGGGTCACGCGTCAGGCGGCCCATCAAGATCACTTCGTTCAGCATTTATGTATTCCCCTTTCCCTGTTTCTGTGCGCAGCCCCAGCAGAAGCAGCGCCCAAACTTTTTTGTTGTCTGCTCCGCAATGCTCATTGCAGAGTAAGCATGTCCGTTGATCGTCTCGCCGGTGATCTCCTTCCCGCATGCGGAACACTTAAAGAGCATCTCCGGCTTCTTTGCAGCCTCGGCGGGCTTCGCAGCAGCGGGCGCTTTCCGCCCGGACGCTCGCCCGGTCTCCCTGGCATATTCATCCGTATCGGCGTCCTTCGTATCGTCGATGGCGAACAAGCCGTTCAATGCGTACTTTCTGGCGTAGGAGCTGGCCGTACCGGTCACCTGCGGTTCGTCCATGCCCTTCTTGCTCTCCGGCTCCCGGGCAAAACCGAACGTGGTGTATTCGCCCTCGCCGTCGGACAGAGTCGCCTTTGCCTTGACATAGATCCGGTTACCACTCTCTACAATCTCGTCCGAGATCGTCAGGATGCAGCCCTGCGCCTGCAGCAGGGGCTTTACAGCCTCTAAAATGCTCTCGCAGGAGCGGTATTTGTAGCCGCCGAAGTTGTTGGTCTTGTCCTTTGGCGCTTTCAGCTGCGCCTGAATGGCGATCAGCTTTTCCGTAAGCTTCATCTGTTTACCTCCACATCCGTGCCTTTATAAACCTTCATCCTTATCCTCCTTATTCTCGATCACGGCCCCCGTGGCCGTGTCTGTGATCAGTTCTCCCGGGATCTCCAGCGGGCAGTACATCCCGCGGAGCTGCCCGCTCGTCAGATACTCCCCCGTCCGTCTGCACTGTCTGCGGCTGTATGTTTCCAGCAGCGGACATAAATTGCATTCGACATGCCCGGCCGGGAAGAAGACCGACACCCGGCATTCAAACGGGATATAAACTTCATCCTTCATGCCGCACCCTCTCAAACAGCAGCGCGTTCGCGATCTCGTCTACGCTGTAGGTATTGGAGACGTATTCCAGCATGCATTCCGCGTGTACAAGGACCGTATCGCAGACGAAAGCTTCCTCTCCCTCGCGGACTTCCTCCTTGCAGTGCGCGCATGTTCCGATGACCGCCGGTTCCTTCTCCTGAATGCCGAGGTAGAGGTTATCAAGCGGTAATGCCATTGCATAATGCCTCCCTCCGGATCAGCTCCTCACAAAAGCTCTGCACCGTGGCGTAGCCGTTCTTTTTCAGCAGCCGGTCGAGGATCTTCGCCTGATCGTCCGTCAGCCGGAAATAATACCGATTCGTCTTCTTCCTGCGCTCAACACGGTTCTTCGGCGCGTCCAGCGCCTTGATGGAGGCCGCGGCCTCCGGCACGAGCTGAACACCGTATTTCTCCGGCGCTTCGCACTGCGAAAGCAAGCATTTGTTGAACTTCGGGTAGTCGGCCCGAACCGCCTCGACACAGGCCTTTGCGCCGTGCCGGACGCGGGAATCCGTTAAACTTGACATAGGTTCCTTTCTGGCTTATAATAGAAGCCGACATAATGTCCTTTCATTTCGGCCTCTGTCGCGCGGCAACGCGGCAGGGGTCATTTCTTTTTGCCCGTGCGCTCCCGGATGAGCCTGCAGGTCGCGTCCCACTGCGCAAACATGATCTCGGCGTAAATGCCGCAGGTGTAGCAGTCGTCTTCCGGGCGGCATCCGCGCTTCTGGCCCAGCATCTCGCAGACCTCGCACGGCGTCATCAGCAGCGCCTTTTCCTTGATGTCCATCACAGCAGCCCGAACAGCGTTGTTCCCAGCGCGATTGCGCCGGTCGCGACGGCCTCATTGACCATCTCTGCCCCGCAGGCCAGCACGGCCAGCGCAGCCGCCGCCCCGCCGATCCACAGGCACAGCCGCTTGACCATCCGGACCATTGCCCGCTGCTGCTCCAATTCCTCATTGATGCGCTGTCTGCGCTCCTCAGTCGTCTCCACGACCGCAAGTGCGTTTCTCATATCGGACCTCCTAATAATCAAATGCTGCGAAGAATTCCTCGCGTGTAATGCCCAGGCGCTTGCAGATCTTCTTCACGCCCTTCATCTGGTAATCCTGCGGATCCTTCATCCACTTCCGGAGCGTCGTCTTGCTGCTGACGCCCGCCGGTTTCAGCAGATCGTCCAGCTTCACGTCGCGCTCCTTGACCCGCCCGTAGATCAGCCGGGACAGGTTCCGGGACGTATTATCCCGCCCCATCTTTACCGCTGGCATCCTGCCGCCTCCATCTTATCCAGCGCATCCACACGCGCCAAATAGATCACGCCTTTCCGAATCATGCAGCGAACGTCGCCCGCCCTTCTGGCTGCCATACTCAGCGAAGCATACGCACTGTCCGTCCTTGTTGTGAGACCGTCAACTCTGGCGCATTCTGCGCCGCTCGCGCGGAAGCTCTCAACGAAGTCTGCATAAATGCCTTTGGTTGCGGCTTTCTTGGTTTCCTCAATGGAACACGGTTTGAAATTCATATTTTTTCCTCCTTATGCCTCATAAACATGAGTTTTGTGTTGACAGGCCGGAGACGTTAGTGCTAAGATGAAAGTGCTACATAAACAAGTAAATCAGGCTTTACCGTCTATCTTTCACCACAGCAGTGCCGCCCCTCGGCACTGTCGCTTTGTTGCACCTCCCGGGTACATGTATATAATAACTCATATTTTATTAGTTTTCAAGTTCAAAAGTAATAATATATTACTTTTGGCGTATTGCACAAAATACGGAGGCTCTATTTATGTTTTATGACAATTTCAAAATGCTGTGTGAGCGAAACGGCGAGAAGCCGACTCCGGTTGCGCAAAAACTAGGCTGTTCTTCTTCAAATGTTGTCCTATGGAAAAACGGCTCGACGCCTCGCCCGGCCGTCTTGCAGAGAATTGCAGACTATTTTGGGGTTGACTCGCAATACCTCCTGTTTGGGGACGAAAAAAGCCCCCTCGTCCCTACGGACGAGAGAGCTTTGGACGATGAACTTGTTTCGAAGCTTACTTCTTTGACGCCTGAGGAGATGCAGAAGGTTGACGCCTTTGTGCAAGGGCTGTTAGCAAATCGTTAAGCTTCTTCTTTTCCTCGTAGGTCAGCTTGGCTATGTACTTCTGCGCTTCCTCACGTGTCATGCGGCTGGCTCCTTTCCTTTTGGCTTGTTTTTATTTTAGAACATATGTTCGTTTTCTTCAATACGGAAGTTTTCACAAAATCTGTCGCTCAATTTCTACGAAAGAATTTTTTATACAATTTTTACAGACCGGAGAAGTGATACAATGAAGCAGAAACGGATTATCAGCCTATTCCTCGCAGTTGTTCTTCTACTGGCGCTGGCCGTGCCAGTATGCGCAGCAAGCCCCGGCCTGTCGAACTTCAAGAAGCAGACGGAATATACCGGATTCTCGGACGTACCAATTTTTTCATGGTATGAAGAAAGCGTAAAAACCGTCTGTGAGTATGGTTTGATGGCTGGAACGGATGCAGGCTTATTCAAACCAAAAGGAGAAATGACACTTGCGGAAGGGCTAGCGATCGCATGTCGGTTGCATAACATCTACTATGGTGGAACAGGCGAATTCGAACAGTCTTCCCCGTGGTTCCAAGTTTATGTAGATTATGCCGCAAAAAATGACATACTTTCTTTTACGAATCCCCCAACTGCTGATTTCTATACCGGTATTATTACAAAGGAGATCTTCGCTTATCTGATAACCCATGCTCTGCCGAAGGACGCTTATAAAGACATCAACCATATTGGGTTCGGCCTGATTCCTGGCGTTACAATTTACACTACATATGCTGAGGAAATCTATCAGCTGTTTAATGCGGGCATTCTTACTGGTTCTGATTCCTCCGGCACTTTTAATGAAGATGAGAGAATCACCCGAGCAGAAGCTAGTGCCATTCTTTCAAGAGTTATTCTTCCAGACCTTCGCAAAACAGGAGCTGTAAAAGCACGGGACATTTCTGTATATGCGGATCCAAATTACTTCAATGACAAAGGCAATCTTTATATCGATGATGCGAATCGTTTGATTTATTTCGATGTATATGTAGGCCAGTCGGTGCAGAATTCCACGGTCACATGCAAAAGCAGCAATGAATCAATCGTTACTGTAAGCAGCGTAAACAGGCTTGATGATCATCCCGCAAACCACCGTATGGTTATAATCGCCAGCAAGGAGATTGCGGGGAGTGCAGACTTAAAAATATCTGATGCAGCAGGTAATACAGCGACCGTTACTGTAGATGTATCAGTTTCTCAAAGCTCTGCAAATAGTTCTTCTTCCTCTCAGACTCCGCAGAAGCCGCAGGGCTCTGGAAACACCGCATCATCAAATCAAACCACCAGCACCACAACACCCCCGGCGAACTGCAACTATGTAATCAATACCAACACCGGCAAGTTCCATTACAGCTGGTGCAAGAGTGTTGCGAAGATGTCTGAGAAAAACAAGTGGTATTATACCGGCACACGCGACAGCGTCATCAACATGGGCTATGTCCCCTGCAAGAACTGTAACCCGTAAATCCGCCCCGCCGCCCGCTGGAAAGCGGCGGGGTTTCCCTCGCAGCGAGTAGGAGCCACGCTTGAGTACGTTTCCAGCGTAGCAGATAATATTTGGAAATGTCTACACCCCAGATTGCAAATCGCTGTTCAAAATTAAGAAAACGTGTGTTCAAAATTGCAATTTTAACCTATTTTTGGAATCTTGTTGTTGGAGGCGTTTATTTTGACATCAATGGAGAAGCTTGCACCGTTTTTTGAAGCCTATTCAGAAAAAATAAAGCGAAGAAGAAACGAAGTCGGAATGACGATCAGTGCGCTTTCGGAAAGGTCTGGTGTACCGTACTCGAATGTGAGCCGCGTCAACTCTGGTGTGCAGGCAAACCCACTGTTGTACAACGAAGCTGCAATCGCTGATACGCTTGGGCTATCGCTTGATGCTCTCTGCGGGCTGGAGAAACCTGCCGACAGCCCAAGCGAGCTGCAGGAACGCAACCACCAGCTCGAACTCGAAAATGCCAAGCTCGTCACAGCCAACGCGGCGCAGAAAGCACAGATCAGATCCACGCACACGATCTGCTATGTGCTCGTCTTCTTCTGCATCATTCTGGCGCTGTCGCTCATTGTCTATCTCATGATCGACTCCCAGATCACTGACGCCGGTATCATCCGCGGCGGCAGACTGTCCGGCGCCGCTTGGGCCTTCATCGGCCTGATCGTCGCCTCCGCCGTTGCTGCCGGTATCACCATCCTCCGCATCATCCGCAAGGAGAACCAACATGAAGAAAGTCAAAGTCCCCGAAGCTGAAAAACTCCCCTCCGGCTCCTTCCGCTGCCGCGTGATGGTGAATGGGCAAAAGAAGTCTTTCACAGCCCCTACAAAACGGGAAGCGGAACAGGCTGCTTTGGAGTACAAAATAGGGCTTCTTGCCGAAGAAAACGAAAAACCGGAAATCACAATACGAAAAGCGATTGACGAGTATCTGACCCTGAAAAGCGGGGTGCTCTCCCCAGCTTCTGTGCGTGGGCACAGAATCAAGCAGCGTTGTTATCTACAGTCCATCATGGACATTCCTTTATCTAAACTTTCTGTAAGCGCCATCCAGCAGGCGATCAACACCGAAAAATGCAGCCCGAAGACCATTCGCGAAACATGGGCACTGATACGCCCAGCTCTTAAACAATACAGCGTATCTTATGACGTATCGCTTCCCGCTGTTCAGTCCGACGAGCATGCATTTTTGTCCGCAGAAGAAATTCCGGTATTCCTCAAAGAGGCAGAAGGAAGCAAATACGAAATTGCATTTTTGCTTGCTCTGCACTCTTTGCGCGTATCCGAGATTTTAGGCTTACGTTGGGAAAACGTTGATTTGAAAAAGCAGTCCATAACAGTTCGGGGGGCAACCTTGTTTGACGAAAATAACAAGCTGGTAAACAAGCCAACGAACAAAAACCGTTCTTCCCGGCGGACGATCCCGATCATGATACCAAGACTATTTCAGCTGCTTTCTGACGCAGAAAGAACCAGTGAATTTGTCGTAATCGCAAACCCGAATAGCATCCGAGCCTCCGCAAATAAAATATGCAGAAAAGCGAACCTGCCGGAAGTCGGGACACACGGACTAAGGCATTCTTTCTGCTCCCTCGCCTATAAATTAGGGATATCTGAAAAAGTCACAATGCAGCTTGGGGGCTGGTCGGACTACGGAACCATGCGAAAAATATATACACACATTGCGCAGGCGGATATCTCCGATTCTGTTCAGCAGATCAAAAACTTCTTTGCGTAGCTTCTTGATTCTGTGGCAAAAATCGTGGCAAAAACGCGTACCAAAATTCTGCTATGCGTATCAAAATAATGATACGCATAGCAGAAAAATGTTAACGGCAGAAACGCCTGAAATCCTTGGTGTGCAAAGAAAAACCCTGCAATCCGTGAGATTGCAGGGTTTTCTTTCTGGCGCGGAAGGAGAGATTTGAAATATCAAATCAAACGATAAACCCGTTGAAAATACTAGGCATTTTATTCCTGTGGCAAATTTTATGGCAAAACTACGCAATGATAATACGAGCTGATTTTCTCTTCCGGGGTGCCTGCATCCTTATCGTCGAGGAATGCGTCGGTCATGTCCGCGAAAAATTCAACGGTGTTGACGCCGTGCTTCTTTGCGGTTTTGAAGTAGTCGCTGTAGATCATATTCATTGCCGCGTACCAGACAGCAGGATCATAGTGCAGGCCGCGCGACCGCATGACTGCTGTGGTTTGCTCTATCGGCCAATGCTGGCCGGTTGTATCGTCCGTGTTCTCCATGCGGGCCGTCCACGCTTTTGCGTCGTCCTCGGTAAATTCCATCATTTTCGTGGACTCACGAAAATGGTCACCATCCAGCTTATGCAGCGCGCAGATAGCATCTGCATATACCGTAACTTCTTCCGCGCGCCCCAGCGTCACCGGGCGTTCCATTATCTCATGCATCTGCTCTTTGAGCTGCTCAATGTAATGCGCTTTTCCCATATCACGCCTCCTGCATGTATTTGTAAAGCTTGTCCACGTCGTTCTGATCGAATTTCAAATCGCCAATGAGCGGAACTGACACAGACAGCTTGTTTTCGAATTTCGGCCTTGCTGCGTTGTACAGGCGGTCAAGGTCGATATTGCCTTGCTCGTCCATGATCTGCATGAGCTTCACAGCCGGATGCTCACGCAGCGCAAGGATCTTTTCGCGGCTGCCCTCCATGATTAACGCCAGCATGATCCCGGCCCCGATGCCCTTGCCGCCCGGCAGGTGCGGGATGACCTCAGTATCAGCGAACCGTACTGCGCCGCGCATGGCCTGATCTATTGTCACTGTCATACAGATACCTCCGTTTTAAGTTGGGGCGGCAATAGCCGCCCCTCGCATTTAGCCCTCGCTGGTGGTAGCCGTGCCGGTCGGAGCCGTCCAGCTGTTATACCGCTGCATCGGTTCCGGGCAGATGTTGGCAATGGGGATAACCGTCTTGGTCATGCCGGAAAGAGTCGCGATCTCGTTCTGCATGCAGGACAGGTTCGCCGTGGTCTGCGCGTTGATAACGCGCTGCTGGCAAAGCTGCTCTTCGATCGAGCGCATTCTGCCGTCCGTGTACTGGTACACCTCGAGAATTTTCTTATCAGTGTAAGCGTTCGCGTCGCGCAGCTTCACTTCCGTCTCCAGCTCTGCGATTCGTGCGGACTGACTAGCCTCATAACGGCTGACATAGTGGTTGTCACTGTTACCCGCAGCCATAGCCGCAGCTGCAGCAGGATTCGCGCCGAATCCGCCGAGAATGCCCCCGAGACCGCCGTTCAGCACGCCAAGACCGGTGCCGATCGCACCGAGCGTCACGCCCAGATTACCCTTGCCATTGCTTGCGTATTCCATGAGAAATACCTCCGAAGATGTAGTAAGCTGGCCAGCTCCTACCGTCATTCTGAGGGAAAACGTCATCACAAAAAACCAAGCGCAGGCCCATAAAAAGCACAAAAAGAGGCAAGCGCGGATCATTCCGCGCCTGCCTCTAATAAGATCGTTGTACAACGTTTGATGATGCCCTTCATGCCGTTCACGGAAAAGCCGTACCGTTCGGCCAGCTGCTCCGCCGTCGCGCCGTCGCAGATGTTCCGGCGCATGATCTCCCGGTATTGGGCGTTCAGGATCCATTCGGAGATTAGGTGCTCCCACTCGCTGCGCGGCTTCGTCGGAAGACCGCGCTGCATACCTTAATCCCCGAACACACCGGTGCGGTCGAGAATAATCAGCATGCGGACGTTGTCCTCTGCCAGATCCAGCAGCAGGTCTTCCCCCTCGCCGCCCTTGCCTTTGAGCAGGCCCTTCTCCACCAGTTTGTCCAGCGTCTGGCGGTACGTCTGGTTCGTAACGTCTTTCAGCTTTTCGTATCTCACTTCTTCTGCCTCCTCCAGCAGGTTTTTGAATTTTGCCCATGCGCCCTCGTCGATCATCGGCGCAGGGCATTTTTTCAGACTGACATCGTAGTGCCGAACAACATACTTGACGTTCGGCAGCTGTTTTTTCAGCTGCGCGTACAGCTCCGCCGCGTGCCTCTGCGTCTCGACGGGGATGTAATACCGCCCGGCGGCGTCCGTGTGGCTGACCATCTCGATCGATACCGAGTTGTAGTTGTTGACGAGCTTGCCATACGGCCCCTTATTGCCGTCTCCGACGGACCAGGCGACGGTATCGAGCGGCACGCACTCGTAGGCCACATTGCCCTCGTCGACGACGTAGTGGGCCGAGGCCTTGCGTCCCTCGCTGCCGCCCTCAAAATAGCGGGCGTTCCCTTTGGCCGTCGCCATCTGGCCCGTGTTTGCCGTGTAGTGCATGACGATGGCGGTGATGGCGGAGAGCTTGCGCTTTCCGCCGTGCCACTTCGCTCGGATGGAGCTGTCGATCTCCATCATTCTTCCTTGACCTCCGGCAGGCCCGCAATGCTCGTCAGCAGGGACAAAATGCCCGCCAGCGCCGAGGCCGAGGCGACGACGAGCCAATTCACTTCCGAGATAACTGCCGACGTGCCGATGGTTGCTACCGCCGTCTGGGCGACGGTCTTGATCGCGCGGATACCCGCGGCTTTCCACCATTTTGCGTTCATAGTATGTGCTCCTTTCAAATTTACGCCTTGCGGCGGTGTTAATGTTGGTCGTGTGCTTCTTTGTTCAGGTGCTTTTCCAGCTTGTCCAAAGCGTCCTTGCACGGGCCGTCACAGCCCTGCTCGATCAGCCCCTGCAGCGCACCTTTCAGGCCGTAGCAAAGAAGCGTCTGTTCCTCCTGGATGCTGCGGATATCCTGTTTCTGCAGCTTGATGCTCTCGACCGTCTTGTACAGCGCGACGGTCGAGCTGATAATGACGCCGAGTGCGCCGATGACCTTGCCAACAGTGATGATGGTCTCCCAGTTGATGTACATACGGTTCTCCTTTATTCGTATTGCCATGCAATGGCCCCGTTCACGGCTGGGGTAGTCTCAGCAGAATTCAGAGACATGCCGCGTGCCATCAACGTTGTATAATTGGTATCGGCGGCGTTGACCGCTGTCTGCCGGTTCAAGAAGGTCTTCATGTTGGCCGGGCTGATATAGTCGGTATTTGCTACCGCCTGTGCAACCTTCCCGCCGCTGCCTTTGAGCAGGCCGGTGATGTTGCTCGCCGTGGTGGTCGAGACAGCGTTCGGGCCGGTCGGGCCCTGCGGGCCGGTGGGGCCGGGCTCTCCCTGTGGCCCCTGCTCACCCTGCGGGCCAGTCTGCCCTTGCGGGCCGGTATCACCCTTGTTGCCCTTTGCTCCGGGGCTGCCCTGCGGGCCTTTGATATTGACGCTCGCCGGGTTTTCCTTGCCGTCTGCGTTAGACCAGCTGAGCGTGCCGTCCTCGGAGACGGACGGCGTGAAGGTCGTTCCGTTCGTGCCCGGCGTGCCGGGGGAACCGGCCGCACCGGCAGGGCCGGGCACGGCTTTCACCGAGAACAAGAACGACTGCCCGTCCGACATCGAGACCTGATAGGTCGTCGTGTCGTCGACGGTCCCAACAAGCGTGATTCCCGTGACGCTGGAACCGGGTTTGCCCTGCGGCCCCTGGATGCCCTGCTTTCCCTGCTCGCCCTGCGGGCCGGTCTCGCCTTGCGGGCCGGTGTCGCCCTTCTCGCCCTGTGGGCCTTGCGGGCCGGTTTCGCCGGTTGCACCTTTCTCGCCCTGTGGGCCAGTTTCCCCCTGCAGCCCCTGCGGCCCGGTGTCCCCTTTATCTCCTTTGTCGCCCTTGTCACCTTTGATGGCGTCGCGGACAACAAGCGTCGCCGTGTCCGGCTCCACGGCCATATTCAGCCGCTGTTCAAATACTGCATCAGACATGCGCCCACCTCCTACAGCAACTCTTCCACGTCAACGACGGCGATCTCCGTTGCCCGGGAATTGCCCGACTCATCGGTGAACGTCAGCTGGCAGCGGGCCGGTCGGACAGTCAGGCTGTCCGCGTCGGCTTTCGGGACCTCGACCGTGAACCGGGAAGCGCTGGCGACCGTCGGCGTGTAGGTCTTTGAAAAGCTGTCACCCTGCACAATTTTGAAGCTCAGATTTGTGCATTGTGTCAGATCTACGCCTCGCATCGTGATATACAGGACGTTTTTGATCTTCTGTACCATAAATACCCCCCTTATCTGAGCCTGTTCCAGATCTTCTGCTTTGTGCCGTCGCCATAGTCGTTCTTCTTGATGCTGATCGCCATAGCATACTTCTGTTCTCTGGTCAGGTCCGTAGTATTGAGATAGTCACAGAACCACTGCCATACATAGCTATACCCTGCATCGTCGAGTTCCTCTTTGCTTGGCCGGTCTTCATACTCAACAATGGCGTCCACGTAATCAACCATCTTAGCGCCGGTATCCTTGACGTTATGCGTCCAACCGGACTGGTACGTCGCGGAAAGCTCACTCTTTGCCGCCGCCGTGTTGATGTTCCCTTTGTGGAGCTGGTCTGCCAGATAGCTGTAGGTCTTGACACTGTCAGAGTAGAAGCCCATGCGGACAGCAGATTTCTGATCGTCCGTCCAGCTCTGTTTGTCGAGCCATGCGTCGAACTGGTCCTGCGCGCTGCTTGTGACCTTGCCGTCCTCGTCCTTGACATCCTTCATCCCGGCATGAGCGTTTGCCGCCTGCAGCGCCATTTCCGGCGTTACCTTCGCGCTCCGGCCGAAGCGATCGTATGCCATGACCTCCTTGTCGCTCAGAACAGCCAGCGCCATTGCATCGTTGAGCTCGCCATGCCGGTATGCTTTCAGATACTCGTCGGCTTTCGTCCCGCTCTTGTTCGTGTCGGTATAGCGGGATTCGATAGCCTGCTCCATAAAGTACCGCGCCATCTCCTTGCTGTCCTTGTCCGCAAGCTCCTTCTGCGTCTCGTTCAGCTCGCCGCCATACTTGGCAGCCTCGACCGCCGAGAAGTAGGTGTTCGCCTTTTCCTTCGCAGCGTTGAAAAGCTCGTCAGACAAGCCGACATAGTCAGCGCCGCCGAACTGCCGGTCGACGTCAGAAAGCTGTTTCTGCGTCTCCGGAGACAAATAGTGCTGCGCTTTGACGGCGGCGGAGATCAGCGCGTTGTTGCGCTCCGCGCCGGACTTCTCCAAGATCTTCTGTGCAGAGGATTTCACTTCATACCCGATGCCGAGGCTGTCCCGCGCCTGCTCTGTAGCGGTGTCCTTCGCCTGCTGCAGGATCTCGGCTTTCATGCTGTCCGGCATGGCCTTGTAGTTCTTGTCGTTCATGAGCGAGGTCACGGCGGCGGAATACGCATCGCCGTAGGCTTTCTGATACATGCTGCGCTGCTCGAACGTCAGGCTGACAGCCTCGCCGTCGACCTTCAAAGAGCGCGGGGCAGTGCGGTCAGGATACAGAGAGGTGTTCGTCGCCTCGCTGATTTTCTCGATCTCGGAGGATACCGCGTCCGGCTTGTACGTTGTGACGTTGCCGGGATTGATATTCCGGTTCATGAAGTTGCGGATGCCGCCTTCGTTCTTGACCGGATTTCCCCAGACGTCCGTCTTCGCCGGAAGCGTCTCCCGCAGGCCTGGGATGGACGCTTTCGCGTTGTCGACTGCCTGCTGCCAGACGTTATCCGAGGAATAGGCATTCCGCTCCGTGTCGTCGAGACCCTGCGCAATACCGCGCAGCGAATTCGGAATGACGCTGGAAAGCTGGTTCGCCGCGTATTTCTGCGCCGCGTCCATCATCTTCCCACCCGGCGTGCTGGCTCCGCTGTACTCATAGTTCGTCGCCACGTCCTGGAACGTGGACATAACGGGCGTGTCCAAAACAGACTGCAGCGCGCCGGAAAGCGAGTTTCCGAGCACACGCCCGGCCGTCACGCCAGCCTCACTGCGGATATCGTCTGCAATAAGCGCGCCGGTCGTGAGCTGCGCGTTGAGCGGGTCGAGGAAGCCAATAGAAAGCAGCTGGTCGCCCGCCTGCCATTGCGTGCTTTCCCCGCGCAGATCCCGCAGAGCCGCGCTGATATTGAGCTGCGTGCCGTCAAGGCCGTGCGTCTTGCCGAGCGCGTCCTTGTTCTTGTCGTCATCGTCACCGGTGACTTTCAGCCAGCCACGCAGCGCGCCTGCCGCCGCAATGGCGATCATGCCGGAGCCGGTCAGCGCGCGGCCTACGCCCTGCACCGCCTTTGCCTGCTGGGCCGCAGTCAGGTTGCCCTTCTTCGCGGAATCAAGCATATTGATGAAATCTGCTGCGGAAACGAGCAGCCCGGCAGGGGAATACTCGATCGCCCGCGCGCCGAGGTTCGACGGGACCTGCGCAAACGGGAGCATGATGTCACCCGCGCCAATGTCGCCGATATGCGCCTTGTTGAGCGCGTTCCGGACGCCGATCGCGGCGTCGGACAGGACGGTCTTATCCTGGAATGTGCGGTAAAGCGCTTCCTGCTCGCCCGCGTTGCGGAGCGAGTCATCGGTGATCTTGCCATTCTCGTAGAGCCGGTCAATTCCCTTCTGGACGCTGGCCTCGATACCGCCCTTCTGGAATTCGTCGGTCGCGTTCAGCGTGTAGCCCTCATACGCTTCCCATACGGACAT